GTTTCTTTTTGGTCTTTTTCAGACTCTGCCCTGTCTTTTTCTAGCTCTGCCGCAGTATCATCACCTGTAGTGTCATCATCTATGCCACTATCGTCATCATCACCTTTATATTCATTGCCGGTGGTATTTTCATAATAGTCACCCCATCCAGGCAAACTTTCCAACAATGGGTAGTCAGACTGAATATCAGAAATATCACCATCACCAACAACAGCCTGAGCTACTTTGCTTCCCCAATCTCGAAGCTCATCGATAAGCTCTGAATTATTAATTAATCCGTCATCGCCAATAAAATCCGTTCCCTCAAGCATGTCTGCAATAGCAGATATATATGGCTTGATCCTATCAGCAATAATTGCTGGGTTAATGCCACCATGCAGGCCACCACCAGAAAATACAAAATCGCCAAAAAGCTGGTCAAACAACCGATCAAATTGTGTTTGATCTTCTGACATTATTTACCGCCTTTAAGCTTCATGAGCTTGTCAGCACCACGGATTCCAAATGACGCAGATACTGCCAAAAACAGTAGATACTGATACCAATCTGGCAAAGTATCCAAAGCAGAAAAACTGTCAGAAACGCGGTCAAGAATAGCGGGGTCATCAGCAATAACGCTGTAACCCAAACAGAAGAGCGGGACGGCAAGTACGATAGTCCAAAACTCATCCTTCCAGCTGTTAGCTGAAGACGCCGCCATCTTTGATTCCCAATCCGCATCATTCTGTATTACCTGGAGTTTTGCTTCATGCTTAGCTTGAGCCTGCTCTCGTTTATTACTTAGATAGCCGGATGCCAAATTAGCTATTGGACCAATCAATGCTTGCAACATTACGGCTTACCCCGTCCAAAAATTTTCTGAACAGTATCTGTTTCCCAGATGCGAATTGACATCCAGACAATCGTTACTAGGGCGCTCAAAGCCGGTAGTACACCTGCAAGCGCACCCACGCCTGTGGCTACCGATACAGTATCCGCGACCTGCTTTAATCCTTCATCAGCCATTAATTGCACACCAAGACTAATTCACCATCTTCATTCGTTGTTGTCTGACAAACGCGAGGAACATCACTAATAATCTGCTCAATCGAAGTCGTATAATTTGTCCACACGCCCTCAAGCAAAGAGTTATTGCCCGTATCAAGATTTAAAATTGTGTCAAACGCATCCAGAGACACGTTAGTAACGCCGGTAATACCAGCGCCACCTAGCTCCACAAGCCCATCCATCCCTGCTGTAGCAATGTCTGTATTAGCGCCAAAGCCTGCAATACCCAAATCAACTGCGCCTGTAATGCCCGCAGTTCCGAGTGTCACCATGCCATCAATAAAATCTGAGTAATCAGGTGCTGATCCTGCCGCCCCAAGCCCAGCAATACCGACATCTGCGGTTGCTTGATTCATATCTGCAAAAGTCCCATACAAGGCCGCGTTGCTTTGTGAGGTAGCGGCTACACGGGCAAGGCTAACATCAGCGTTGTACTTCGCCATCGTCTTAGACGCATCAGATTGCACCCATGCCATGCCAAGACTTGTAAGGGGCGCCGCCAAGATGCTGGCCCACTGAATAGCCTGTGACTGCTGTGGAACAGGATTTATCGTTGGCGTTTGAGTTAATGCTAAGGCCATGACTGCCGCACTAGCCGCCTGTCCATCTCCAGCCGATGCAATTGCTGAAAGTGCATCAAACTTAGCCTGGGATGCCGCCGCGTTAGCATTTGCCGCCGCTGTAACAGCCTCATAGTATTCAGTTGTTGCAGAAGCACAGCCACCTAAAAACAAACACAAAACAAAACCGATCTTTTTCATTACACACTCCTAATTAATGAAACAGTTGCAAAAATCACACCGCCAGAAATCATCAAACCAATAACAATTGCAGATACATCAAGCATTCGACGCTGTCGCCGCCTTTGCCTATAAATAATGCGTTCGCGCTTAGCCCTTATCTCTCGGCGCATTTGCATCATTTCCTTGTAGGTTTCTACGCCATAAGCCCATGTCACTAGCTCTCGTATTTGTTTCTCTTGTTCTTCTACCTTCTTCTTTGCAATAACACTGTTTAATGCTTGTTGTTCAACAGACTCACCATCAAATAATTTTTTAAATAATGGCGGCTTCTCTGCTTCCTTTTCAGCTTCTTTAATGTCAGAAACCAAGCCATACCAATGACCTAGCTTCTGTGCAACATGCTCAATCTCTGCACCTTGAGCAACTAGCGTCTGTATCCCTTTGAAGGTCGTAGACGCCATAGCAATTAAGGATAAAGGGTCCATTCATTATTCAGGCTTTGTAGGCCAAGTTACAGCTGTTGGAAAGTCTGTCTGCTGTGGGATATCTCGCAGTGCCTGACGATATGTAGTCATTTCTGAAGACATCGTTACATCAGATAAGCCATGATGGTCTGTTTGCCTTAATAAACCGTTTCGTTTGGCTCTAATTTTTTCTGCCTTTTCTTCGTTGCTTTTATCTACAATAGACCACGTTTGCGTTAAAGCATCATCAGATTCTACCCATGTAAATGTTGCATCCTGAATTGAATTATCAAATTCTGGGCGCTCAACAAATACCCTGTCTTTAACAGTGCCCACCGTACTTGAAGGAGTTACTTCATCAGGTAGCTTGCTTATACTGTTATAAAAATTTTCTGCTCTAGAAGATCCTTCTGACGCTACAGCATGCAAGTTAGCCTCGCTAAAATCCTCGACAACAAAATTAATCCAATAATCTGGGCAGTTTTCTTTTGTATACTTAACTTGCAATCTAAGTTGCTGGGGCGAAACTTTTACTAGCTCATAATTAATCATCGTTTACCCTCATCATCCAAATCTAAAACCATAAGCAAAGTTAGCGTCACTTCCACCGCCTCCAAATGCGCCAGCGTTTTCAGCTTGAGACGTATTCGTAATTTTGTAGGCTATTCCTGTGCTAGATACCCAGCCACTTGTGCTTATGCTTTTAGTTCCCGCCATCGTATAGCCTGTAGGCGCTGTCATAGTTACAGCGTCATCATCTAAATGTCCGGTTATAACAATTAGTTTTGTTGGAGAAGCAGAAGCTATTGAGTTAGGGTTGGGCATTCCTGACGTTCCATATCTATATGTACTATAATTTGTCAGTTGTGTTACGCCTGAAAAAACTGCACAAACCGCAGAAATAGCATATCCAACAGGACTGCCATTAAACGACAAGTAATTACCCATGCTGGAGTTATAAAAGCCATACTCAACATAGTGGCCTGGATAGCTTACATTGGCTGAATACATATTTGGTGCGTTAATCATCTGTGACGGGCCCGTTGGCGCATAAGTCAATGTGTCATCAGAAGAAACCGCCACAACAATAAGATCCCCATCTGCTATAGCAGGTGTCGCATTACCAATTCCAAAACTAATGTCATCATGGTCATTAATATCAGAAGCAGTAAGCGCAAACTTAAACTCTGCGGCAGAGCTTGCACTATAAAAGTCTGAAAATTCCATTTCAGTCGCAGAGCTTGCGCCAATCAAGCCACGAATATCAGAATCGTTTATTCCAGCCTCTGTTCCTGTCGATCCGCCTGCCTCAACGTGAATATCGTCAAGGCTAATTTGACCACTATCTTGAAGCGGCATTTTTTAAATCCTCCACCTCTGCCCTTAGCTCCGACACCGCCGAAATTAAAACAGCGCATAGTTTTTCGTAATCAACTGTCTTGTAAACAGTCTCTTCATCGCCCAGCAACGGCATCGTAGTGTCGTGTACGATCTCTGGAATAACCTGCTCAACCTCTTGAGCAATCACACCATAATCGCGCTGTCCCTCACGCGAGCCTGCATTCCAGATGTAAGTAACGCCACGCAACGCGTCTACAGTGTCTAGTGCGCCTGTAATGCCCTGTACGTCATCCTTGAGGCGTTCGTCTGATATGGTTGTGGAGTAGGCAATTACATTTGCATCAACGTGCAAATTACCACCTGACGTTAAACGCATATCTTCCGCAGAATTTGTGATAAACCGCATTGAGTTATCACTGTGAACATATCCAATCTGACCCACTGAGTCTGAGCCAGAGTCCCCAAATAAAATGCCGGTAGTGTTGGTCGTGGTTGTTGTCCTAACTGATATCCATGTATCAGCAGATCTAGACACTCGTAACGGCCTTGTAGGAGCAGTTACCCCAATACCTACAGCACCGCCGCTAGTAACACGCATACGC